CCATTGTGTCCATAATGGTCTTCTCAGCAATTTGCATCTTTGATTTAACCAAAGATACTTTCTGAGCATCACCACTGTTTTTAAGCTCATCTAGGCGAGTGATTGAAATGTTCGCATAGATTTGCTTCCAAGCATACTCCGCCGAAGTGATACTTTCGTTGTCACTTGTGCTTAGTGTGTCAGCGCCAGAATACCAACCGGAAGCTGAGGTTGTAGCATAGTTCAAAGGAACCATGATCGAAGTTCCGCCCGATAGTTTCTCATATGATTTTTCTTTTAGTCTTTTTAGGAGAGGGTTTGAATCGAAAATGTTATCAGCCAATTTAGGCATGAACACTTTCTCTGTTATACCGCTCACCTGGTCCCACGTTAATGGCATGGTAAAACCTCCTTGTAAGGTGAATAGTTTAAGTTAAATCGTACTGTTTCATCACTTCTTCGACTAACTGGTTGTAGGACTTGCCCCTGTGATCAAATGTCTTAGTAGTCGTTGGTTGTGGGCTTGTGCTCACAACACCGAGCTTTGACTTTGTCTGCTTGTCTTTAACCATAGCCTCTTTTGCTTCCTCTGCCTTAATTTTCATCAGCTCGTCGTGGTAAAAATCTCTGAATGCAGCGGTAAACTTGTTGATGCCATTTTGCTTGGCGTGTTCAAGGACCTTGAATTCAAGGGATTTGCCACTCTCGTCAGGTGACGAAAAGTCTAGCTTTGGAAACTGTTTTTTTATCGTGTTTAGTTCTTCATTATATGCGGAGTCTTCCTGCTGCGTAACGATCTGATTCTTGTACTGAGCCAAGTCTTGAACAGTGGCCTTTAAAGAATTCAGCTCCTGCAGTAGAGGATTGTCTTGCTGCATACTCTGATTAACTTGTTCATACTGTTTAGATACAAAATCCCACCACTGTGGGTTTTTCTTCACATATTCATCAACCGCGCCGTATCTTTGCTGCATTTCCTGCAGTTGTTGTTCTTTACTTTTAACGGCTTCGAGTTGCTTTTGCATTTGGCCAATTTTGTTTGGAGCATCATAACCCATTGATGCCCATTTTCTAAGCTGCTCAATGTTGGCCTTTACTTCTTTACCGCCAACCGTGATGGCATACTCTTGAGAGTTTGGGTCTGCGGCTTCTGGCTTTGCATCTTGAATGGAAGCTGATTGTTTAGCGCTATCAGCCTCTAGTAATTGCAATACTTCTTCCGGGGACTGAACGTCGTCATTAAGGTTTTGATTTTCAATTTCTCTCTCTTCACTCATAATTCACTTTAGCCTTTCTTAATGTCATGGCTCATTGGGATGCCCTTAGCGCCGCCCATTGATGAGACAAGTTTGTTTTCTTTCATTTCTTCTTCTGGCTCTTCTGATGGCTCTTGACCGAGCTTGTTTTCTAACAAGTCAGAATAGCTTTCTAGAATTTTAGCCAGTTGAGCCTTTTCGTCGTCACTAGCCTTGCCTGATTTTTCAAGCCCATCAGACAACTGTGAAAGTAAAGCTTTAGCTTCGCTCGCAACCTCGACTAGAGATTTACCCGGCTTCTCGCCAGCCTTTTCTTTCATTGCTTTCATTTCATCATGCGAAATCATAAAAAAACCCCCTTAAGGTTTAAGTTGCTTTAATTGTCGTCAATATTAGTCAGTGTGAAAAGGGGCCTAGATCGGCATTCCCTCTGTTAGCATTTGCTCTTCCATCATGGCTTGCTCATCCATAGGAGGCGGAGCCGCTTGCGCTGCCATTTCTGGAGGCAATCCTTGAGCGGCGGCTTGTTGCTCTGCCATTGCTGCAGCTTGCTTTTCAGCCATACGCTTTAAAACCAGTTCATAGTTAGGATATCGGATATTCTTAAGAACTTCTTCTTGGTCAATAATTTGACGGTCAAATAGATTTAAGCTTTGTTGCTCAAGTCTTGATTTCTCATAAGGTAGCGCGGAGCCTGTGGCTATTCTAATGTCAAACTTCTTGTTAAAAAGGTACTCTTGTTGCTCGCCCTCATAATAAGCGCCGTCGGCACCCTGGTTGTAAGGTCTAACTAGGGCCATCATCTGCTCTTCACCAATTTCATTCACTCTTTGTTCTACGTGGAACTTAAAGTAATTAACAGAATTCTGCTCACCTGTAATTCGGTAAACTCTTGGGGCCGTGTACTTAGCGAAAACTATGTTCATGTAGTGCTGACCAAACTCTTGCATGAACGCATCAACAAACTTTCCTTTTTGACGAAGTCTAGTCTGAGCCGCTTCCTGTAAAGCCTCAATAGCCGCCGCAGCGGTTACGCCTTCGGGACGGACGCCACGACTGACGTCATTGCTTCCCGACACATCATCAAACCAAGTTTTCATTCTGTCGATTAATTGCATTACGAAAGGCTGAAGCTGAACACCAGGCTCGCGTCTAACTTCTGAGCCCGGAGCTTTTTCAACTATCTGACCAGGCCGATTAAATAGATTGTCCGTGTCCACCTCTGAAGTGTGGTCAACAACCCAAATTGGGTTACCCATGTATGTCAGCACGTCTAGAGAAAACGAAAGCATTTTATTAAAGATCTTCTGTGGAGACTCGAGCTGCTCAATTTCACTCATGCCCCAGAATTCACGCGGAAGCATATAGTTGGTCAGACGCATCATTGGAAATTTCTTTTCCATCCACTCGTCCATTGGAGAGTCTTCACACAAAACACCGCCACAAGTGACTATCTTTCTTCCGGTTGGGTACTTAAGGCGCTTAACGAAAAGAGACATTTCCTGCCCCATTTCATCAATACTCTTTTGCTCTTCTTCAACCGTCTCTTCGTCTTTAATGTAAACCGTGACTAGCAGTGCCTCGTCTTTGGCCTCAAGATCATAAACGGAAGATCCATCCATTATGATTCTATTGTCAGTGGGCGATTTATACTTGATCTGCTCGCTCATCTGTTTATCTCGTCTAGAGATATCGATCAGGTCTGGCTTGATGAACTGAGCCACATGAGGATAAAGCTTTTTGATTCTATCCACAGGCATGGGCTTCGCTACAACATAGAAATTAGATTCTCTGTGGTTTATGTTCCTAGCGAATGGATCCGGGAATTGATGGAATGGGTCTTCTGAGTCAAACGTCGCTGACCCAACACCGCCGCAAGCGTCCTCGTCATAACCTGCTGAGCCAAAGCCAGTGCCATAAATATGGGCATCAAATAATACCTCAGTGAAGCTATAGGCCCAGTTGTTGTAAATCCAATCATAACTAAAAACGTCATTTAAAATCTGAGCCAACATGAAATCATTTGGCTCTTGAGGAATAAATTCAGGCTTAGGCAAAACGTCGGTTAAAATAGGAACGTCAGACTGTATCGCCCGAAAGATTAAATTAATTACTTCGCTATGCCTGTACGTTGGTCTGGCATCTTTCCACTGTTTTCCGCGAAACATTCGGTAATAGTCTAGCCACTTCTCATCATAAGCTTTTCGACCATTCTTAGCTTTAGAGAATAGCTTGTCTGCTAGTTTAATTGCTTTTTCTTCGTCATTTGTCGGGTCATAGCCAATTTGGCTAGTAGCTGGACTTTGGAACGGTTGATGTTCGGACAGCATTTGTCTATTTTCTTGAATCATAGAACCTCATCCCAGGATTTTCTTCTTTTATCAGCTCTTGATTTATCAAACGCTTCATGGAACTTATCGGGGTTTTCATTCCCTACTTCTATCATTCCTTTGCGTTTAGCTAATTCGTCACGATGGGCTTTTGATTTAGTGATGGCACCGAGTCCATAATTAAATTCTGCGTCTTCTATTTTAGTGCCAATAAATTGAATTCCGCAAGACAATTTCCGCTCACCTACTAGACCACAGACCGGGCAAGCGTCTTTTCCGTCGTATTCTTTAATTGATTTAATTATTTCATATTGTTTTTCGCATTTATCGCATTGGTAATCATAAATTGGAGGCATTTAATTCCTTTTAACTGAAGTTTTCAGTCCCTCGAAAGCCGCGATTAGACTTTTTTAATAATTTTAATCTTTTTTCATGATCATACTCTTGTCTAGTATTATTTTTTTCCTCAATTTGCTTAGGCGTGTGCTTAATGTGTGACCTATGAGTGGAAATTACCACATATCTCAGCGCGTCCAAGCAATGATCATTCTGCCCGACTGGTAAATCATCGCTTGAGTCCTCGTCTGGGTCCAAATCACCAGGCTCAGGGTA